CCAGCCAAGACATTACAGCAGCCGTTTTACGAGCTTCAGTAGAATCACCAGCAGCGGCTAGGTCTTCAGAGAGCATCATTTTTTCCATGTCTCTTTTTATTTCCTTTGCGCGCTTGGCCAATTGGTAGGCTTGGGATGAGCGTCTTCCCGCAAAATCTACCGCTTCGGCTGTTCCTGATGTTTGTACTGCTTTGTAACTTATTTGACAATAGTTCTGTAAGCGGCGTGGCTCAGATACTGCTAGAGCACTCATGTTGTTATCGCCTTCGAGCTGTTGGTTAGCTGCAGCGGCGGCTAACTCATCCGTTTGCCACTCAAATAATGTATTGTCGGCTGACCCTTTGCCTACACTTGAAACAAATGGTGTATCCATTGGGCTGATATTATAGATAATTTCACTCAAATCTTCCCTTATGCCTACGGCACTATAGGTCGTGCGAGTGTTAGTTGCGATTGCCATTAAAATGACTCCTTATTATTATTATAGTTCTACATAATCCATAAACAGACTAGCTGCATCTTCCGGTTTCCCTGTCTGTTTTAGACGCTTCATTTGTTTAGTACGCTTAACTTTATCATTATCAGCTTTATCTGCTTTTGCTTTTGAACGAACAACTTTAGGTTTGTTTTTAACCTTCTTTGACCTTACAGTAGTTTGTTTCTTTTGCATATCTGCATATGCCTTAGCCTGCATTAAAACAATAATTGATCTATGATCGACAAGTTGATTTAACTCTTCTTGTGTATACCCTACGCTAAGAGCGAATTCAGAGACAGCTTTGGCCATTGCTTGTCTTTTTCCTGTATCAGCCCAATCAGGTATTACTTTAACCATTTTTTGATGTTCTTCTTGAATCAACCTTTGATGCTCTTTTTCAGACTCAGATTGAGCCTGTTGTTGAGCTTGAGCTTGAGCTTGCTGAAGAGATTGAACATGCTCCTGAGCTTGACGATACTCATCTCGCTTAGTTAAATATTCTTCTTTATCTTCAGATTTAAGCCTTTCCCAATCGATACGTTGGAACTCTTGTAAATGAGAGTAGTTAGTTTCAATTGCTTGTGCGACAGCATTTACGTACTGATCTCTAGCTTGTTGAGTCTGAGCAATTTCATCTTTATAGCTTTGAACTACTTGATCTATTTGCTTTCGATATTCTGCAAGTTGTTGAGTTTTCCTTGTGTAATCCGCTTGACGAGAATAACCTTTGACAAGTTCTTCTTCAGAAACTTCTTGTTCCTCTCCGTCTACTGTTACAGTATAGAGAGTTGTTTCTTCAGATTCGTCTTCAGCTTCCTCTTCAAAGGACTCTTCAGATTCTTCATCTTCTAAAGCTTCTTCTTCTGATGCTTCAACTTCTTCTTCAGCTTCTTCACTAGATGTTTCCTCTGAAACGTCTTCAGCTACTTCTTCAGACGGCGATGCTTGCTCTTCTTCTTTTTTCGGGTTCTCTATTGAGTCCATAAGTCCAAGAATAGCATCTTGTGCTTCGGTCAAACTTCCAGTTGATCGTGGTTGTTCGCCTACTAGTTGTGGGTCTGCAATGTTATCCACCATAATAATCTCCTATATTTGGTATTCCTTGAGCTTCTTCGCCATATCTCCTGTTTCCACAATAGAAGTTATATGTAAACGTATCCGTTCAAGGAGTCTTAATGACAACCAGATTTGTTCTCTGGCTTCTATTTCACTGACTCCCGAAGAGTTCCAAGAGTTCAGTAAATTCTTTTCTAGCGTTTCAAACGCTTCTATAAACAACCCATCATTGAGGAGGCGTTTTGCGTTTTCCTCTCTAAAGTCTTTGCTCATATTTAACCTATAGCAATTGGCCTATTTTGTTGGGCTTCTAATTGTAACTCAGCCGCTTTTAATCTGTTTTCTACAGCATTTTCAGCAGCTTCTTGTTGTAGTTTTTGCTGTTTTAATTGAAGATCAGCCGCTTTTATTTGAAGTTCTTGCTGCTTAATTTGCATTTCTGCCATCTTTTCTTGTTCTTGCATGTCAGGTTCGTTAGGAACCATATCAGGATCAGTTAAGAAATCATCAACATTTTGAAAGCCCATGTTTTTAATTAACGCTGCTCCCATATTATAAAGGTTTTTCTCATCAACTATTTTTAATCCACCTCTCATTGCATCTCCAGCAAATTGTAACATAGTTGTTAAGTGCATTAACTGTTGATCTCTGTTTCCATTTCCAATTCCAACTGCAACAGTACAATCCATTTTATCACGCCACATATCAGGGCGGACAGGAACCCATCGATTTCTTAGTTTAATAACTCTTTGTTTATCTTGGTTTTTCAAAACAAGTTCGTATATAGACCGCATCAATTCTTTAACACCAGTTTCAGCAAAACCTCTAGCTATTAACTCAACTCTAGATTGAGCCGAAGTCATTGTAGCGTTTACTGCTGTTGCTGTTGTATGAGAAGTCAAAGCATTATCGTTTAAGCCTTGACTCATTTTGCTAACTCCACTTCTAGACTCTCGTTGCTGGTCAAGATAGTTCAACATTTGGAATGAAGACATTTCAAGTTGAGGAGTTGCTAAAGGCATAACTGCGTTAGGAGATTTAACTCTTACTACGCCTCCTGGTCGTTGTGATAACAAATCATCAAGATTAGCTTGTCCTTCTAAGACTGCATATCTTCCAAAGTTTTGATTGTACATGTTATCCATAAGAGTTCTCATTAGAGTACTCTTTAATAGTTGAAGATCCATTATTAGATCTGCAATGGATAATCCAAAGAACTTATGTGGAATTTTTATAGGAGTAACAGTTACAAAAGGAACTCTATCTACAGGATCATTTGCTAATACTTTACTACCTACAGAACAAATTTTTCTTAGCTCTGCAATACCATCTCCATCATAGTCTGTTTTGATAAATGACTCATATAGATAATATTCTCTAAGAGCTTCTTCTTCATTTTGTCCTGCTCCCCACCCATCAAAGTAGTCAGCAGATTTATCAAACTCATAACGGCTTAGTCTTTCAGAGGAGAAAGCATTTATATCATCAGCTCCTCCTCCCATTTCTCTAGGATCAAGCTCTTCATCAGGATACATTAATCTAAGTTCTGATAAAGTCTTTCTAACCCTATGACAAACAAACCTTGCGTCTTGCATGTCTTTAGCTTCACGACTAATTAAAAACTCGTCTGGAGCTACGTTTTCAATTTTAACTCTACCTGTGTAGTCAATTCTTTTTATAACTACATCATGTTTAGCTCCAAAATCATCAATATATGGAGTGTGTTCCATTACTTCAATATCAGGAGACATAATTAATAGATTGAATTCTTGCTCATCTAATCCATTGTATTCTTCTCTATTCCAGTCTTCGTAATCTTCCCAAAATACTTTAACAATACCATTCTTTTGCAAAAGAGCATCAGTAAACCAGTTGTATAAAATTTCCCAGCCGTTATTATCTTTTGTAAAAATATGGTTAACATAATCAGTTGCTTGCTTTGCAGACTCTACATCTTCTGGTCCATGAGGTTCAAACGTAACCATTTCATCGCCACTAGCAAATACACGCATCAGCGAAGGTTTAATCCATTCAATAGTGTCCATAACAGATGAATCAACATACTGGCTTCTACCTTCCACTTCGTTTCCAAATGGAAGTCCATAGTAGTAGTCCATAGCAGATTCACGCTGTCTAGATACTGTATCGTTATAGCCTAGAGCGTCACTAATTTCTGAGTTTACTCTAGCTAATAATTCGTCTTCTGTTATTTTAGATGATGCCATATTGTTTATATTCTATCTCGTTAGTCCAAGAAGGATCACTACCTGAAACAGCAAACCTTCGTGATAATACCGCGTATCGTGTCGCGCTCATAAGGTCATCTTTAAATGCTACTACCTTGCCATTTTTTCGATGATACATCCTAAACTCTTCAAACCAGTCTGTCAACGTATTGAAAACAAAGAACCTATCTTGTTCCATGTATTGCAACATGTCCATTAAACCTTCTTCTACAGAGTTACCACCTTTGTTTTGTCCTAAAGCTGGTGGATTTGAAAAATGTTCTAACAACATATTGCAACCAAGACTTCTATATTGATCTGCAAGTCCTGGGTTTCCCATACTGTCTCGTCTATTTCCATCATGTGGATATGCGATAGGTACAAAGTCAGCCCTTGTTCTTATAGAAGCTGCGTGTACAGATGGAGATGCTTTTGATTGTCTGTAGCAATCGTAAATATAAATCTCATCTTCGTCTTTATTCCATGCTGCCCATACTACTGCTGTCGGGTGATCCCACCCAAAATCTATACCAGCTATTCGAGGCCAGTGATCCTCTAAAGGTCTAGGATCAATCATTAATTTATCTTCTTGTATTGGGAAAACAAGGCCAGAACCAATGCTAGGTCTACCATATCTTCTCATTTCTCTCTCATGTGGAGAGTAACTAGAAAGAATTTGATTCATAACATCTTCGTTTAGATGTCCTTTATTTCCTTTCATAGAGCTTATAGACTCTGAGGCATCATCCCAGGTTGCATTTACTAAAGACTGTCCTGGTTGTAGGTTGTTCATAAAGCTGGCAACGGTTTCAGTCATGCCGGATTCCGGCGTAAATGTCATATAAACCATACCTTTACGGTCAAGTGTTCGAGTGACTGCTTGAGAGTAAAGCTCTCGACTTGGTTCTTCGTCTAGCCAAATGCAGTCAACACTACGTCCTTGCCATTTATCAACGCCCATTTCATAGGCTTTAAAGTGTAAAGAAGAGTTCCCACCCGAAACGTGTTGTATAAGTGCAACACTTTTTGCATTGGGTACGCCTGGTTTACGTTCCGTTTTTATAATTTTATTTTTAGGTATCGCACCAGACCCAAATGCATCAGGGTCATCTGGGGAACCCAATAATTCAAATTGAACAATATCCCTAGTTGTTTCGTTAGAAACACCACCAGCCCAGGCTGTAATAGGTTGATCGTATCTTCGTCCTTTCCACCAATCAGGATATAAACCTGTTAGATGGTAACTCATTTCAGCAGCTCCAGAAAAAGACTTGCCTATTCTGTTAGCGGCCATTAAAAGCCTCTGGTTGGCTTCTGAGCCTGTTTCGTGAAACTTTAGCTGGTATGGGTAGGGATCGTACAAATCGATCCTGTTGAAGCGTTCAAGGCGCTTCAGAGCCTTTACCAATTCTAAAGCTCTAGTGTTTGTATCCAAGGGAAGCTAGTTCCTTTTTTATATCCTCTGCACTCATTTGTTCTACGGTGGTGGTTTCTACCTTGTCCACAGGCTTTAATCCAGCTCTATCAAGAATATCTTTAATTGCTCCCAATCTTACGGATTCAGACTCAGCATTCTCAGCAAGGTCGGTTAACCATTTAAGACTAGCAGGTATTTTGTCTGATATAGCTTTTTGAACTTCTTTTTGTATTTCAGATTGTAATTGAGACTTTAATTGAGAACCTTTAATCTTAGCTGTTTTTGCAGAGTAGCCAGCAGCAATAGCAGCTTTCGTAGCATTCCCAGTAAGAACATAAGCTTCAATAAACTTGTCTTGTTTTTCGGTCATCTTTCACCTTCAGCTTTAACCCAAGGTTTAATTGGTTTTAACACATCAATAATCATGTCTTGTATTATATCTTTAGATCCACCCATTGGGTTTCTACCGGCTTTTATAGCTTCTCTAGCGTACTTAGGTAGCCTGTTTAAAGCTTCTTGATTTTGTTGTCCAGCAGCAGCAATTTGAATTGGGTTCATTTCAATAATAGGCGTTCTTTCTTTTCTCAAAATTTCAGTGTTTATAAAATTGTTTGATATTTGATTAGCTAGTGCTGCTTGATCTGAATAAGAAAGGTTAGGCTGACTTTGTGGAATACTCTGTATTGCTTGCACAGCTTGAGCTGCTGCCTGCGCTACTTGCTCCTGAGCTTTACTGTCTTTCATTCTTTGAGCGTATTCTTTTTGAACATCTTCAAATCTTATGTTTGATATAGCGTCAGAGTTTGTAGAAAAATTCTTACCACTTAGTTGTTCTGAAACAGGGCTTGAAAAATAAGAGTTAGGATTTAAACCTGTGCCTGCAACAAATTGTTGATTAGGGTTTTCTAGATCTATAACAGCTTCAGGATCTAAACTATTATATGTTCCAGAATAACCTATCATTCCCGAAGGTCCAGTATTACTGTCATAATTTAATCGCGCGCCAAGACCTTTTATACCTAATAAATCATTCATACTAAAGCTTCCAGTAACATCTCCGTCTTGGTTTAATGTTGCGTCAATTCCATAGTTATCATAACCAAAAACAGACTGACTATTACTTCCGTCCAAACTAAACGGGCCAAAACCTAAATCATAAGTATAGTCGCCTTGTTCATTAACAGTTCCTGCCGCTTGAAAACCTGGAATACCAAATAAATTCCCTGTACTACCTAGCACTCCAAGATTTCCAGAGTTTAAATCAAGAGAAATTCCAGCTTCAGTATTAGGACCAAGAAGGGTTCTTAGTGATGCTACGCCTTGACCATCATAGTCACCCGTAACAGGTCCAAGAGTATAAGATCCACCCATGCCTGTTCCTCCTGGTGCTGCACCTACTGAGTCCTCCACAGGTATTCCTACTTCAAAACTCATAGGAATTACACCGGATGCTTTTAATTGCTGATTATTTTGGAGAAATGGCTGTCCATAATTAAAATCCGTGGCAGGAACAATTGATACATCTCCTTTACCATCTTCAGAAAATGTTATATTGTTTCTACTATCTGCAAAGTTATTTGCTAATAATTCTGAATAGCCAATTACTTTTCCATCGTCATTATAAACTACCTTAAAGTCTCCTTGATTTGGAAAAATACCATTAACTGTTCCAAAGAACTTGTCAGCTTCCGTTTCTGTTATTGCTCCTCGATTTACTGCACGTGCAACTTTTGCTTGTTGTTGTTCTTTACTAAGTGTTTCACCCGTTACCATTTGGAAATTAACCATATCATCTATAACATCTTTCATATCAAAGCTAAAATCGGTATTTGTTATTTTATCGGGGTCTGTAAGTACACTTGCCATTTTAGCAAAATCTACAAGCCCAGTCGCACCGATTGTGTTAACCAATCCTTTTGCATTTTCAAAATTACTTTGGGAGCCGCTAATAGTTGTATTAGGATTTGTGTATCCTCCTGGAGGACTCAAACGTCTTCGTCTATCTGCTTCTTCAAGAATAGTTCCAGAAAAATAGGGAGAATTGTTTAGCAAACCTTGTGTAAGCGGGCTTCTACCTGAACTAGTAGGCGAAAGACCACGACCACTTCCATATCCTCCGTAACCTGATACTGGCTGATCTCCAATCATTTTAAATCCTTGTTATTTTAACCAGCCATATCTATGGCCGTAATCAGGAGTAATACACCCTAATGGGAATTCACCCTGAAATTTTAGTAATGGACATTTGTCTGGCAAATATATATCAATACCTTTTGCCTTAGCAAATCCTAGTAAATATTCACAGTTTGGACGTTCATCACGATACTCGTTAGCGTGGCCTGGAGAGCCTTTGCTGTTCATATCAATGCCCCAGAGTCCAATCTGGTCTACTTCCTCGTATATGGCCATAGCGATCATATAAGCTACTGTTGAGTTGTAGTAGTCACCCACCAATGCAGACACATCCTCAAGAGGATAACGTAAAGCATTAGGTATATCAGGATAAGCTTCCTGCATAAATAAGGGTAATTCTTCTGATACTTCGCGTAGTCTTTCTTCGTAGCCGTCCCGATAGAAGGATGGCGTTGCTTGTCGAATACACTCTAGTGGATGGATGTCGAAATGTCTGTCAAAGAAAGGCCATGCACCTTCATCCCATGCTAAACCCCATATTTCCCAGTCTGGATCTCGATATGGAGCATCACTATGTGTTGAATCTGCTAGCCCAATAATAGCTATTTTTCTCATAAATACCCTTTTTTTTAGAACCCTAAAATTACCCTCCGCTGTGTGGAGAGAACATATATATATATTATATTATACATGGGGGTGGGGTGGGTATCACA